CGGCTGCATAGTATTCCCCACCTTGCTCAGTTTCCCATTTGCCCGCGGCCTGCGAATCTTCTCTTAGTCTTGTTTTGAACACTTGCTGATATTCAGGGCTATCAATTAGTATTTTAGCTTTACGTCCAAAGCGGATCGCGAGTTCAGTTGTGTGGGTTGTTTGTATAATTTTTAAATCTGGTTTACGACCCACCATCCACGCAGGTAGTAAGAAAGATGCAAACTCTGACTTAGTGTGCCTTGGTGGCATATTAATAATTAATCGTTTGATCTCACCTTTCGCAAGCTTATTAAATTTTTCAGAAATTTTTTTGTGATGTTTTCCCTCAATAAATTCTGGCCAGACATGACGAACAAAAGCCAAAAAATCTTTGTGAACCTTTTCCTGTTTTGTTTTCTCGTCTAGCTTCATTGCTAGTTTAAGAAATTCTTTCTGTGCGTCTGGTGGTAGTTTATCAATAAAATCTGGTTTCATAAAAATTTTTGCAGAATTTTTTGCGGTTCTGTTTTGTTTTGCGTTTTGATTTTATAGCCAATCTATGTCTAAATCAAACACTAAAGGGTATACACTGGGACCCCTTTTGTCTAGAGGGAGGGTGGGCCCGTTAGTTTACAAGCTTATTCGGATTAGCTCTGGGACCCCTCAAGCCTGGCACTTTAGAATGGTTCTAATGTGGGTGGGTGGGCCCGACAGTCCACGAGCTATGCAGTTTTTGCATGGGATATTATGGGAAAGTGTATGCACAAAGTGCATACATTCCCCGATTGTATTAATCTAGTAACGCATAGTATGCATCAACAAAGTTCTTTTGAAACCATTCACGACCCTTATTCATCAAGTCATAATCCTCGCTAGCTTCTGCACCAATTGTTGTGTCATAGATAGCAACAGCAAACGCGGGGATCTTTGCAGACTGTTGAAAAGTTTCATCACTCCAACGATTAAAGATTGTCATTTCTCTCGTTGGGTCTGCACCAAAGAAACATTTAGTAAAGGGCTCTGGTATTTTGTAGTCTTTGCCTTTGTATTTTATGTTCATAAGTTATCCTTTCTATAATCCCAGATTATCCCATTGACATTATTTGTCAAGTAGTATATTAATTAATTTTAAAAGAAAGGATAACAAATGGCAAAAACAATGACCAAGTATCAGCTTGACCATTATAAAAATAAGGTTAAGCGTCAGTTTGATCCAATGATTGACGAGCAAGAATTATTGGTCAAACAATTTAAGACCGAGGCAACTGACAAAGCTGTTTCAAAGCTATCTAAAAAAATTGGTGCAGATAAGATTATCAATCAATTTAGACAGGCAGAAAAAATGTTAGCAGATGCAAGAGCAACTGCACTAACATTTTTTGAAAAGAAAAAACCAAAAGATCAAGAGCTTCACTATAAGTTTGAAAAAAATTCTTATAGGAATGACGAGTTAAGTCTTGAGGATTGCGAAAGTCAATTAAGAGACTGGGCGTCTAAACTTGCAGAACGTGAGATTGAAAGACGACCTGAAGGACTTAAACTCAAACAACTCAAGGATCTTAAAGTTAAAGCGATTGATACAGTTATGGAAGCTGGCGCACCTGAACAACTTGCGATTGCACTTGATAAGGTATCTCAAAAAGTAGGTTTGAGGTGGGATCAAGATTTACAGGCAATTCCAAACTTCAAAAACTAACACTTGACAATGTATGGGGTTTGTTATAAAATCCCATACATAACAGAAAGGATAACAATGTACTTAATAATACAAGAAACTAAATTTGAAAACTTTGATAGTGTTTATCATGTTTCAAATTCTACTGATAACCTTGATGCAGCAAATCAAATGTTGAAAGGTTATAATTTAATAAATAAAAAAGATGATGTTGTTTATACTTTAGTAAAGTATAAATAATTAATACAGAAAGGATAACAATGGACAATGAAACTTTTTTAGAAATAAAACAAATTGATGATAACTCTGACTTTGTTGTTTCTTGGTTCGCTAAAAAATATAACAAGACAATTTTTAGAGTTGGAACTTTAAACAAAGAGGGTTGCAGAACTTGGGAGGATCACAAAGGAAATAAGTTAATGTGTTTCTGGGATACAGTTATTAAAAGATACACAACTTGTATTAACCCAATGATAACTTACAAGAGAAAGGTAAATTAATAATGGAATTATTATTAATAATTTGTGGCGCAATAGTTTGTTATTTTGTTCTTTGCGTTTGGAGCGAAACAAAATAACTGATCTGAGATCAGCGTGCCAGGGAGGATAGCGGGAGACGTCCCCACACGACACCTGGACCCTGATCTCAGATCAGTCCACAAACTCGCTGGAGACGAAACCAGCGGGACTGATCTCTGGTCTAGTGGTGGGAGCATACAAATGGTCGACCCCCGAACCGCTGGACCTGAGATCAGTTAACGCTTCGGGCCAGTACGGCCTCACCAGGTGTTAGCTGGTCAGTGTCGTGACCAATCGCACTTTCACTATTTGGTTGACCCCGGCGGGAGGTCGTAGTCCCGTCAAACCAAAAAAAATATGGGTGGGTCACAAGCCGGCAAGCCGGCAAGCCTACAAGCTTGACAGGTTACAAGCTGTCATGATATAGGAATTTATAAGAAAGGATAACTATGAAAATAAAAGAAGCAAAAGCAATCACCGGGTCGATGACTCGAACTAGTAAGATGCCAGGCCTGAGTTACAGTCTACCTGCATGGGAATGCAAAACAGGCAGCAAGCTCCGGAAGGTTAAAAATAGCGTATGCAGCATGTGTTACGCTCTGAAGGGTAACTATACACGGTACAAAGCAATTAAGGCTGCACAGTATGTAAGACTGAAAGCCATCAAGCACCACCTGTGGACAGCTGCAATGGTGGCACAGGTGAAGCGTCAAAAATATTTTAGATGGCACGATGCAGGTGACGTCCAGAACTTGGACCATCTTAACAAGATCTATGAGGTTTGCAGGTTAACTCCTTCCACAAACCACTGGATGCCCACACGCGAAGCGTGGGTGAAAGATCACCTGGCGGAGAAACCACAGAATCTCGTTATCCGATTCTCTCCGCCGATGATCGGGCAACGAAATGAAACCTGGCCTAACTCCTCGATGGTGGTCCTGAAGGATGCAACCTGTCCAGCTCCGAAGCAGGGCGGAAGGTGCGGAGACTGCAGAGCGTGTTGGGATCCACAGGTTAAAGTTGTAAGTTACGGCAAACACTAATGGTCTGGCACCACCCAAAATATTATAAAGAAATGGCAAGACGCCGGAAGGAACTCGAAAGACAACAAGCCGCCAAGCCCACGAGCCGGCAAGCCGACGAGCCCACAAGCGAGCAAGCCGACAAGCCTGCAAGCGCTCAAGCGTCCAGCGGTTCGCGAATCAACAAGCGTTCGATATAGGTCCAATCATCCGTTGCGAGGGAAGGTACTTCACGATAGTCTGCAAGCAGACCGAGGATCGAGGAACTCTCATAAAGTTTTATCGAAGAGGAAGAGGCCTCTTCGATAAGGATAAAATTACGTTGCTTTCTGGTCAGGTGAAATAGTTTTTGATGGGGTGAGAAGTGTATTTTTTTGCTTGTTGCAATTTTTAATTCTACCATGAAAAAACCACAATTATCATGGTATCCCAACAAATCTGGTGTACCAAAACTACTCCAAGATTCTAGTCTAGTCCACTGAATTTTAGGTGTATTTTTTCTAACTTTTTGCCAAAGTTTTGACTCTGGTTTCATCGTACATTGACTAATACGATAGATTACGATATATGTCAAATCTTATGGGAGTGCCAGCTAAATTAACTGAAAGACAGATAAAATTTGCAGAGTTATTAGTCTACAATGAAGGTAGATTATCACCTGCAGAGGCAGCATTTCAAGCAGGTTATAAGACTAGACCAAGACAAGCTGCATCAGAATTAAGAAACCCAAAGGTATCTCCTTTGGTTGTAAAATACATAGGTGAGTTAAGAGCAGAGGTGCAAGAGAAGTATGGTATTAGTTTTGAGAAACATATATCAGAGTTAGCTCAGATTAGAAATCAGGCATTAGAAAAAGGGGCTTGGTCTGCTGCGGTAAATGCAGAGGTTGCACGTGGAAAAGCTGGTGGATTATATGTGGATCAAAAACTTGTAATGACAGGTAACGTAGATAACATGTCACCAAATGAGATCAAAGACAGACTCAAAAAGATCTTAGATGAAAACAAAGAAATAATTAATATTACGCCTGAAGATATAAAATTAGAAGAATTAGAATTGCCAACAAAGTCAGCCCCTGAATCCGATTAGTCACTTCGTTTGCTTTGCAATATAACTCGTGAACTTTTATTGTTATTTTTTTTATTAGTCCCATAGTTTACTCCTTGTGGGTTAGGACCACGCACTGGTGGTATTGCGTTCCATTTTACGTTAGGCATGTTCTTAGTCAAGGTTTTATTTTTCACTTATTTTCTCCATTTTTATTATACATGATCTTGGAAATACATTTCTATCAGAAAATAACTCTTCATTTTGTTCGTAAGATGCAAAGGTTCTTACATACTTTTTATCTTTTTCAAATATATATGCTCTTGTTATCATTCTACTTGGAAGGAACCCCATAAACTCAAAAGCTG